GAATCTCCTTGAATCATTGCCATACTATTACCTCTATCAATTCGACCATGAGCGAATCCATTCGATTGTCTACCTCGTATCTTATGATCAATGTTATATCTCTTTAGTCGGTCAGTTAGTAGTGTCCAGTCATAGTTCCACCATTGCTCCCATTCTTTCGACATTGTTATGTATGAATACTCTGTTGCATCTCGCATCATGTCAGCTTCAGTATTGTATGAACATTTCATTACTTCTTTCCATTTGCTTCCTAACATCGCAGTATATCCCATCGGGAAGTAAGAATAGTCAGTAAGGTCATGACCATAGACAGTTATATTATTACGATCAGGATTCCAATAGTCAGACAATGGTATTAAGTCCATGTCGCAAGTCATTATCAAAGCATCCATAGGAAGATAGTTAGCAGCATATAATCTACTGGCCTGTGCTACTGTTTCTGTTCTAAGTTCACTAAGCATTGGTAACTGTACCACGATTGTACTTGGACTTGTTAGTCCTAATAGTTTAGTATCTACGTCATGCGTACACATAACGCATAAGTCCCATCCTAACTTATTCCATGCCTTCTCTTGATACGGAGCATAGAAATAGTAATCGGGATTATTGTTTGTCGATATTACAACGTATCGTTTCGTCTGTGATTCTTCCATAAGATATAGTTATTGTTATTGTTTTAAATCCATCTGTAATAGTTAGTAGATGTGCAATGTCTGTGCTATCCTCTAATTCAATAGGGATAACTTGTACTGAGATTCCATCTATATCAATGACTGTTCCGTTCAATAGCATCCGTTTTTAACCCAACTAAATAAGTCAGAATAGTCCTTTTCAATTTCGATTAGGTCTAAGAACTTATCAGCATTTTTATTTATAAATCTGCTCATCTGTCCATTGTAATATCCTGCACTACCGATATGACCGCAGACATCATTACTCTCTTTGTATTCAATAGGGATGTTTACTTCAATATCTTGAATCTTATTATGGTAATCAGATAAGAAGCTGTTGCTCATTCCGAGTACGTAGTGTTGCGTTATTGAATCCCATCCATGTTTAGCGAAACAAGGATAAACGATGTGCGTTAAGAATGCCTGATCATTACCCTTTCTGCTCCAATCGTACCCCGATTCTTTTCTTATTAAATCTCCCCATGTTCTTGCACCTACCTTATCCATAAAATACTGAGGTCTGAATCCAATCATTCCACCTAACATCGGAACATCATGACTAACGCTATCAGTAATCGCATGAGCAGCTTTGTCTCTGTTAATCCAATATTGAACTGCTTGTACTTCTCTGTAGGTTGCAGGACTATCTAAATCTCTACAAAGGATGTGCGTATAGTTCTGATCAAATGCCGGTCTTAATCTCCAAAGCATTGCCAAAGTTAATGGTACTTTATCCTGGTGAACTTCAAGTTTAATCGGTAATCTATCCAATAACCCTTTCCATCCTTCATAGGTTGATGTATCTGTTTGGAGTATTATGTCCCATCCTGGAAACAATAACCGATTCATTCTGATGTTAATCATTAAACCTCTGAGATATGAATTGAAGTCAAAGCAGTCAGCATTACGCTCACGCTCATAACCGAATAAAGAATAACTTATTGCGCCTTTCATTTGTTCGTTAAAAATTTATAGTGATATAATATATTATCTATGTAGTGTTCAGTCTTAATCAATCCACTCGCATAAAGTTTATGAGCAAAGTCAGTATCTTCACCATGATTGATCTCTGGATATGTTATTTGATTCGCTATAGATTTCTTAATACAATTCAAGTGATTAGGAAATCGTTCATACTTAATTGTATTTTCAGTTGTAGAGTAACTATTATAACGCATTGAATGTTCAAAAAACTCAGGTTTTGTTCCATCCCATGTAATAACACCTCTCAATGAACAACAATCAACACCTTTTTCTATTCCTTCCATTAATAAATCAATGTAGTTAATAGCAATATCATCATCATCATCAATGAAACAAACATATTCACCCTTTGCCATTTGAATCAATTCATTTCGCTTTGTTCCGATTGATTTCTCACCATTATCATAAAGAGTAACTATTTCTACTAATCCGATGTAGTTACCTTTCTCAACTTGATCGAGCATCTTATCTACTAATGACATACATTGATCTGCTCTACTTGATAATGTAGGAATCAGAATTGATAGTTTATATTCCAAAGTTTATTTTTTTACGTTTGTTAAATGTCAATTCATCTGCTATCCACAATACTCTATCTTCTGTCTTAATACTTAATGCATCTTGAGGTGCTAATCCCCATGCCGGATGAAGGTGTTTGAATAATTGAAGGTCATCACCCATATACTTATAACATCCTAACTGCTTAGCTACAATGTCATTCTCAACATCTGACCACAAAGATATGTAATCGGGATGATAAATGTACTTAAATCTGTTATAATAATCTCTTCCTACAATGTGCATTGTACATACATTAGACTTCTGATTACCATCATTAAAGTGAAGATACTGATTCAGGTCTTTGTAAAATTCAGCACGAATAATATCATCGAATCCTTTCTTAGTAAAAATCATATCATCAGACATACAAATAAGTATATCAAAGTCATAATCGAACTCGTTCAGGTCTCTGTTGATAGCAGAAATCTTATTCTTACTGTTACCCACTACAAAGGTATAGTTACCATCTAATACCGGAAGAGGATACATGCTTTGGTCATCTTTATCAACTGCAATAAGTACATGATAATCGTCACTCGTTACGTTGTTTATAATGCTATCGTACCCTCTTAGAAAGTTAGAACGTCTTGACCTGGTACTATATTTAAATAGGATTCTCATAGTGGCAAATATACACTTTTAATTGATTCATTAAAGAATTTATCCCAATTATTTTTAATGTGTTCATTTCTCTCTAAAATAGAGATTGAAGAACTATGAAATAAATAATCTGAGTAATCCTTTGAATAGATATAGTTATCAGTACCATTCAGCATCGGATATGCATGACGTTCTCCTAAAATTCGTATTGAATAATCTGCGTGTTCAAATCCAAAATGCATGAATTTTTCATCAAATGCACCTACCCTATCTAATGCATCCTTTCTAATATACATAAATACACCTCCACAATCATGATAGTAACTGCAATGTCCATCCGTAGATAACTGCACATGCATCTCGTTTAGATATAATAAATGCTCTTTGTTTGCATTAATGAAGAACTCAATCCATCCATCCTTAATCGGATAGCAGTCATCATCGAATAGGAAGATATGGTCACAATTCTTCAAAGATCTGAGACATTCATTCTTTCTAAATGCTACACCTTTACGATTTTCATCGGTATCTGTTGCTACATAAAACTTTACATTATCTGTAAAGGTATGTTTATAGATATGCTGTAAACACTCCTTTAAACACTCAGGTCGATTGTAAGTCGTTATCCCTATTCCTATGCTAACCATCTATCAAATATCTGTTTACGTTCTACATTCACTATCTTAATGTCATACCTTGCCGATACATACTCAAATAGATTCTCTTTAAGATCTTCTACTTTATTCGGATTCTTTACCAGGTACTTAATGTTATCCTTCCATTTCTTATCAGCAGATACTAATACATTGTGCAAAGTAATATCATCACGATAAGGTATAACATTGGACACGATAACCGCTTTCTTTTTGAATCCTGCTTCGATTAATTTAAGCTGCGATTTGTTCCGGTTAAATTCTGTACTAATTAATGGAACTAATGCCACATCAATAGAATCGTATAGCTTACCATACTCCAGGATCGGCATTCCATTCAGTCTCATGTACGGCTCATCCATATCTTTGAACTCTAATACCCTATTCGACATTAGTAGTTCTCTATAGTTCAAGTTCAACAGATGATATCCTCCAGTGAAGCACTGCTCAATATACTTGTAATATGGATTCGGTGTTATCTCACCTTTTGCATCCTGGTTGAAGTTATAACCTGCTGTCAATAGCTGCCATTTCCCTCTGATGGTTTCATCTTTATACAGCTTCATAAGTTCAGGATATAACATCTCGACATCAGCAACATGATGAACTCCTGCTACATATCCAAATCTCATTCTGTTATGTGTGGTCTCTATCGGATTCGGTTGCCATTGTTCCTCCTCAGTATTAATGGCATTCGCTAACACATAAACATTATGATTGTACTCTCTGATTCTACTTGCTAAGTAGTTAGTAGTAGTAGTAATAAAGTCAGCATCCTTTAATGCTTGTATAGTATTTTCAGCATAACCATTCTTCTTATACTGATCATAAAGACTGTGATTCTTTGGTAATACCCAATAGTCATCAATGTCAAAATGCACTTTTAATCCTAATCGTTTGTACCTGGAGACATCTGACTTGATCTCTCGAAGAAAGGAAATACATTTAAACTTCTTTAAGTAATCATCAGTAAGTTCAGATTCATTATAGGTAAATTCTACCTTAATCCCTAATGATGCAAAAGGAACTATCTGCCGATGGTATTGCAGTCCTGTTATTCTGCTACTTGTTACTACTAAGATCATATTGTGTTTTTATTTTTTCTGTTATATTTTTAACCATGTATTGAACTGTCTTGAACGATATACCCACCAATGCTCCCACCTTCCTATAAGTACCATGCTCAACGTATAGTTCAAGCAATCTGAACTCTGTCGGGAATCTCTTCTGTGCTATCTTCTTTTCTATCTTATTCATCAGTAATACTACATCTGAATGTATCTGATCAATGTTATCATCTTCGTATACTTCTCCCTTTGTTGTTGTTTCGCAGCTTCTATATTTTTTGTAGAAAGCCATGTGAGGTTGAGTATATTGGTAGTACATAATCTTATAACAGTATATCTCTAAAGTTTTCTTATTATAAAGATTAACAAGGTATTCTATATCCATCTCAGCAACGATAATCAACAGTTCAGATAAGAGGTCATTATAAAGGTCATCTCCTTTGGTGATGCGGATTGCAGATGACTTGACAGCTTTAGAATTGTAGATAAACAGAAGAATTTCGTTTCTTTTCACATTCAAAGATACCTAAATAAACAACAAAAAACATACTTTTCTCATATATTCCAAATTATTTGTAATTTTTTCTCGTTCATTATCAGTCAGTTATAATTATTTTTATACACTTATGTCGGGCGAATGTAAATAAGATATACATTTGTCCTATCAAAATCAAACAAATAATTTAAAAACTTAAAATTATGGAAGCAACAATTAAGAATATCGTTTCAGAAGCAGTTAGCCAAGCTAAAATGGAAGCATGTACTTCTGATAGAACTGCTAATTTAGCAGATGTATCTTTAGAGATTAACATCACTGTTGATTCGATTAAGTTTGATACTGCTACGGCTAAGAATATGTTTTTAGGTTTTTGTTTTGCTGAGTTGCGTAAAGTAGCTGCTTACTTATACCCCGCTAAGGTATCAATGGATGTAAATGGTAACTATACTACTAACTCTAAACTTTGGGCATAATGGAATATGTAATTAATTTACTTGAAAAAGATAAGTATCTTTTAGAAAATTGCTTAAACGAATGGGAATCCTCAGAATATCCTACAGCAAAAAAAGAAAGAGAAAATAAATTAACAGAAATAAACAAAGCAATAAAACTTTTAACCAATGATACAAATACAATCCACTACACATCCTGATCACAGATTCATTTCTTACTCTGCATGGATGAAATACATTAAAAACAGAAATAATCAAACCTTAACTAAAACCATTAAAAACTATGACAAACAAAAATCAAGATGACAATCAAGAATTGTTAAATGCAAATGAAGTAAAAGCATTACTTAAAATTAGTACTTCTGCTCTATGGAAATATGTAAGAAACGGAGTATTAAAGTCTTATCGAATCGGAGATCGGACAATAAGATTTAAAAAAAATGAAGTATTAGAAACACTTAAATTCGATTCAAGAAATTAAATCAATCATTTAACCAAAAAAACTATGACAAAACAAGAAACACAAACCAAAATTAACGAGTTAGTTACACTACTTAACACATTAGATGTCGAAGGTATTACAGCTAAAATCTTTGTAGCAAATGATAACATTCTGAAGCTATTAGCCGCAGATTACAATGTAAAGGTTTACGAACCATTTGAGATGTTTGGCAATGAAGAAAGACTGTTCTACTTTAGTAAGGATAAAGTAACTATCCATGTAAAGAGCCAAATGAAGTACAGAAAAGAAACCCAGTTAATTGAATACTAATGAGAGAGATAAACTACGGAAAAGTATTAGAAAAGTCTTTAAAACGCAAAGGAATGAGTAAGAAAGCTATTTCTTTGATGTTAGGGATTAGTCGAAGTACTTTGTATTCAAGATTAAAGGATGGTGAGTTCACCTTCTGTCAAATGATAACTTTAAGAGAGGAGAAATTAATATGAGTTACGATGACTATAAATTAGCAACCCCACCCGAAAACGACACTAAGTGTTATGAATGTGGGAAAGAATCGGCACACTGGGACTTACACATATTATTTATAAACCTTAAAGCAATTGAAGTCTGTTACGAATGCTTAAATAAACTAACGACAAATGACTAAAATAACCGAAGCAAATTCACAGCAACAGGTGTACGATTGTTATCTTAATGGCATGACACCGGAGACAGCAGCACAAAGTTTAAAGTTATCGTATAAATATGTAAAGAACAAGTATGAGGACTTTACTATTCATTCAGCTACTCTTAGAGGTAATGACAAGAAAGAACGTATCGGTCAGATTTATGCAATCGAAAGAGAATTGTTCAGCATCATGGAGATGAATCCCAAAGACAAAAGAATTGATCATTATACACAAATCTATAAAACCTTTTTAGTATGAACACAGACAACCAATGGTTAGTACTTGTAATCTTAATTAACACGATCTATGCAGGATGTTACATCAACAAAAGCAAAGAATCAGCAGAACAGATCAAAGCAGTAAAGATTGAGTATGTATTGAAGTATCAGCAGTATTGCGATTCAGTAACTACATTTTGTATTAACGAATATGATATTGTAGGCAGATGCAAGAAATAATCACAGAACTAAAGGAAATACAAAAGACATTCCCGAATGCTCACATCCGGTATAATTCCGAGACAGATTCACACTTTATTTGTTATTTTAGTGTAAAATATTACAATTCTTTATTAATAAATTAATTATCTTTACAAAAAACGTAAACTATGGAAAAAGAAGTAACACACTGGAAACAGAAGCTAACCGATGTAAATTGGATAGGAACGTACATCCTACCGAATGGTATGGATATCATCGTAAAATTATTAAGAGTAGAATGGAAGGAAGATCTCAAGGTAATGGGACAAGCTAAAAAGTCATTTGTAGCTTACTTTGGAGATAACAAGTACTTTGATAAACCAATGCTATTAAACAAAACTAATCTTAGCAGAATAACAAAGATCACCGGAACACCGAATCCTCAAGAATGGATTAACCTAAACATGGATGTTATTCTTTGTCAGGAAATGGATAAGGCAATTGGAGGAGGTAAAGATTGGGCATTGAGGATTAAAGAATACAATAAACCTAATCTGATCTTAGACAGTCCAAACTTCATCAAAGTAAAGGAAGCTATTCAGTCAGGCAAAGCTACAATCGAGCAAGTAGAAACCAAATACAAGTTAAGTAAGGAGGTAAGAGATGCGATTATTTAAGATTAGATGCTCAGCAATTGGACAAATTATGTCCAACGCTAAAACAAAAGGTGATCTGTCAGCAGGATGCAAAACATACCTTGAAAATTGGTATGCCAATGACAAAGAAGATATCCATTCTAAATACTTTGATAAGGGCAACATGGTTGAGATTGAATGTATTGACTTAATGGCATCTGTCTTAGACAAAGGATTAGCATTTAAGAACGATGAACATAAGGAAGATGAATACTTTACTGGTACTTGCGATGTGCAGTTAGATGATACCATTGTAGATGTTAAGTCGGTATGGGGCAGAAAAGGACTTCATGCAGCTTGTAATGGATTAGATAAGGAC